ACCACGATATACATCGGGTCCACCGCCTCGAACCCCACCCGCTTATCACCCGGATTCCAGAAGCACTTCATCACCCCGCGCCCGCTCATCAGGGTGTAATCGACCCAGCTCAACACCTCATCAACGAAATTGGTCTTATCCCGAATCTTGTAATTGAACCAGTCCTCAGCCACCCGCGTATACGAATTCAACTGCTGGCGCATCGGAACAAAGCTGGCCACTACATCCATCCCCAGTGCCTGCTGGAGGAACAATGGCTTGAGCTTCTCGATCGCCGTATCGATGAGCGGCCAATGCAGATCCGCGGCCTTGGGCCATGGCTTATTGGTCCGGCGCAACCCATGATGGCGCAACTCATACCACCTCGTCTGCCGCAGCTCCCACGGACTACGTTGGCCAACAGCCTCGACTATCTGGCCCTGTAACGAGTTCCGCTGTTTGTCGTTCATCATAAAAATCCTCCCCCTTTCCTATCCCCCAACATCACAACCAGCAAGCGCAGACCCTTTACCATCCCCCTCAATCGCCCCCAGCTCATCCTCCATCCGCTCCAGCAAACTCCTCCCATCCTCGCCCAGAGCCTTCATGTAATCATCCATCCGCTTCCCCCCGGCTCCGCAGAAGGCCAGCACCACCGCGTCCGCCCTATCCGGACTATTCACCCCGCGGGCTCGCAGCTCGTCCTTCCCCTCCAGGGTCAGCTTCCCCTTCCCATTGGTCCGCACCTTCCGACTCACGAACTGCTGGAGCAGCACCTCGTCCGTACCCACCGGCCCCAGGTTCACCCTACCCTCCTCCACCATCCGCCCGAACTCGATCCACCCGTATCGCCCGCTCCCCAAAGTTCACCCGCCGCACATCCCACCCCTCCGCCCTCAGCGCATCGCACATCACCACACCCATACCACCCACATCCGCATAGATGTCCTCCGCCTTCAGCTTCCATTTGCGGAACTCGCTGATGAACCGCCCCACACTCGCCATCGTGTCCTTGTCCCGCCAGCGGATCAGACCCTTCACCGTGTTCCCCTGCCGCACCACCATCACGCTCTCATCCCCGCCGGCTGAGAAATCGCAACCCGCGGTCAAGCGATGCCCCTCGGTGTCCTCCTTGGGTGGGCCACTTACCAGCTTCTGCCAGTCGGCGGTCCTCACAGCGGTCAAGCTCCCATCGTCCTCCATGAACTCCGCGTAGATCATCGAGCGGACCAGCGGATGACCCTCGCCCCACCGCGCAAACTGATCATCGATCCACTCCTTCCGGATATGCGGGCAGTCGAAAGCGGTAACGGTAAAGGTCTTCCACTTGCCGTCATTCCGCCGGAACACATCGTAGAAATACCCGCTGCTCCCACCAGGGCTACTCATCAGCAGCGTCCGCGTCGGCTGGCACCGCTCCATTGACTGAAATATACCATCCGGAACCGCCTTCGCCTCGTCCACAATGTACATCAGGTCATTGCTCGGACCCTGCACATGCCAGCCCTCAGCCTTCTCCGGATTGCTCGCGCTGAACCCGATGCAGCGACTCACCAATTGTTGGCCATCAACCAACCTCGGGTATACATAGCGGATCTCGCCATCCTTGATCGAGAAACCGTTCTCCTCTCCACCCAACCCATTAATCATCTTCCTCAGATGCGGCCACAACGCATCCGCCACCTGTCGGTACACACCAGCCGTACACACCACCAAGCTCCCCGGCCAGCGAAGCATGTGCCAGATGACAGCCGACGCCGCCACCATGCTCGTCTTGCCAGAGCCGTTCGCAGCCTTCAACGCGACCTTCGAGTGCTTCTCGTTCAGAGCCCCCAACACCGCCTTCTGCCACGCATAGGTATCGCGTAGGCCAAGCATCATCTCAGGGAAGTTCGAGAGCTGCTGCGCCTCCTCCAAGAGCTTCCGCTGCTTCCAAGCAGGGATATGCGAACCCATGCCGAGTGAAGGGGATTTCTTGCGCTTAATTTGCTTGACTGCCATAAAATTGTGGCGGGTACGGGGAGGGGGTATCAGGTATCACCCCACCCCCCTCGTGGGGGTCCCCCCTACCCCGTGGTTCTATGCATTGGACTCCTTACCATCGGACCTCTATGTAAATAGCGGCTATACCAATAGCGGCCTATCCTATTTCGCTTGTCCACCGAAAGCACCTAGCAGAGACCCGCTTACTGACAATTCCTTTCCTTTGGTAGTGTGATCCAATTGAGCGCGGGCAACGTAACCACGGGTTCGCTCGAGCAACCACGCAGCACCCTGCCATCCGTTTGATGCATCCAACACCCTTCCTTGCATCTCGACTTCCCCAGTAACGCGAGCCGATTCAAGCTCCCGTTTGAAGTCCGGATGGCGTGACAAATAAGCTCCCCACCCAGCAGGGTTGCCGCATGAGAACCCACACAGCACAGCAACCCTGTCTTCTGGCATCCCTAGATACGCAGCACGCAGGGCAGTTTTTTTCTGTTCCGAAGAAACGGACTTTTCGGGTCTCCCCACCTTCTTCCCATTCCTGGTAACTCTCACAGTTTTCTCCCCTTCCATCACCTTTCCCATCCCGTCACTTTGCCCCACAAAGTAAACCCGGTCAACGCCTTGGATTTTTCTTCACTTTGGTGTTGCGTTATGCCGCAACTTGTGGCCTACTTTGGCCATGGCCTAAACGACTGGCCTATAAAACCAATGAAACTACGCATCCCCCCTAAATTCCACGGCCCTCTCTGTCTGTTGGGATTTTTCGCAATCATCGCCATCGTCGCCATCATCGAATCGATCGGAGGTTCCCGATGAGCAACGGCTACGTCATTCACGAGGACTCATCCCGTGTGATCATCGCAACAGGCTTCTCCAAACCCTCCGACAACCGGAAAACCGGCGACATGATCCAAATCTGGATTCTCTGCAAAGCCGAAGATCCCGTCACCGCGATTCGAACCGGTCTAGACCGCATCATTTGCGGCAATTGCCGCCACCGTGGACACGAGGTTGACGGAAAACACGGCGTAGAACGCACGTGCTACGTGAATGAAGGGCAGGCTCCGCTTGGCATTTGGAAAGCTTGGAAAGCGGGGAAGTATCCTACCTTGCAATTCATGGATTGCTTCACTGGCCGACGTGTTCGTTTCGGAGCCTATGGCGATCCCACCCACCTTCCTTTGAGCCTCGCCCTTGCAATTGCCGGTGTCGCTTCTGGTCACACCGGATACACCCATCAATGGCGCAAGCCGTCGCTTCAAGGTTGGCGTCAACTCCTTATGGCATCGGTAGACACCACGGCGGAGCTTGTGATCGCTCGCTCGCTTGGCTGGTCAACCTTCCGCGTCACACCCGACCACGACCACCACACGGTGGAGACGCTATGCGCGAGCGACCGAAGCGGCACACCATGCGCCGATTGTCTGGCCTGTGCGGGTGCGCGGGGTGGAATTCAAGCGATTCACATCCCGGTTCACGGGAAGGGTGCTGTGCATTTCGCGAAAGGGGGTGTGCTGTGATCGATTTAATGAAAGAGACAATTGAACGCGACGCGTTCAAGTTCGCGGTCGGTCGCGCAATCTTTTGTTCACACCCCGATTGCGGGGTCATCTTGGATTGGAAGCGGGCCGTTGAACTCTCCGCTTGGAAGGGCGACAAATGCGCCTCAATCAAAGTGTTTTGCGCCGAATGCGCCGACCGTGTGCGCCCCGTCATAGAAGAGAAGCTAGGCCCGCTTGGATTGCGCCTAGAGGTCATTGACGGAAGGAAGCTCAAGTGAAGCCTCTACTCCGTGTCCTAGGCTACCTAGCCCTCTGTTTCCTATTTACCCTCCTATTGCTTCTCTCCGCCCTTGCGGGCAATTGACTTAGAAGCCCCGCCAAGCCCCTAGGAAGCCCCTAGGGGCTCTTTTCTTTTGCCCCGTCTGCTGTCTCCACCCTACCGTCAAATAAAAACGCAGCGTTGCCCCGTTTCTGCTTCACCACGGGGCATGCCCCGTTTGCCCCCTGCCAGCCCCCTGCCGATCCAAGGCCCCGCAGTGCCAAGCCCCAAGCCCCAAGCCCCGTTTGCTGGCCAGCCCCCAATGTCACAAGCCCCTAGGTTGCCCCCCTAGGACATCCAATGTCCCACCCCGCTATTTACATAGAACTCCGAGGTACGACACGCCATGTCCGACCCCGTTACATCCGCCCGCGCCCGCCCGCGCCCGCGATCCGCGGTCCCAGGATCTCATGGTGCGGTATTCCGGATCTCCCATACGCCATACGGAATTCGGAATTCGGGAATCGGGATTCGGAATCCGGGGTACAGGAAATCTTCATGGTGCGGTATTTTCCCTCTTGACGCTGATGGATATGGTGCGGTAGGTTGTCCCCCGAACAACGAACCAACGAACAACGACCATGAGAACCCCACATACCCCCGGCCCTTGGCGGCAAACCGGCATCAACGTCCGCGCTGGTGATGCTCTGATTTGCTGGGCAACCAACCATCACGCGAACGCGGAGACTCCGGAGGCTGAGAAGTTGGCCAACTCTCGCCTGATCGCCTGCGCCCCTCAAATGCTGCTCGCTCTGGAGCGTCTCACCCATCCGATGGCCGACGACGAGGATCTGGACTATGCGCGTGAGATCATTGCCAAGGCGAGAGGGGTTAAGGAGTAGGCCAATCATCCCCCTCCATCCACCCCCCAAGCGATCCCCGGACCCCCATCCGGGGCTTTTCGTTTCTAAGCGGTCGATACCCCCATTCCGCATCAACAGACCATTTCGCAATCAAACGCGCTCCTAGCCCCCTTTCCGCTCCAGCAATCGCTATCCTCCATCCACCACCACAACCACCAACACGGGTACTTCGCAATCAGTCGGGGGTTCTCAATAAATG